TCTCAACAGCCGCAGGGGTTACGGTCGCTGTGGCGCTGCTCAGAGGTTCGCCGTTGATTGCGAGCGCAGCGGTAATGGCACCTACTGTTCCGCCTGTAGGGACGGCGATATTCGCGCCAAATGATACGCGGAACTTCGCCTTGCATTGCTGCGTAAGCCCGCGCAGCGTAACGAGCCCGCTGCCTTCGCGATGTACGATGCACGGCTTTCCACAAGCCGCCGTGGAGATCAGAGGGACGTTCTGCCCAGCGGTGACAGTTTGAATCCCGGATGATGTAAATTCAGCCATAAAATCATTCCTTTCATAAAAATACAGCGGCAGGGCTATTGCCCCGCCGCGTTGTTGTTAGTATCGGCACGGGGCCGACCATTTTCGTGAGGTCACGAAAAAGCTATGCTATGCAGTTGTCAGCAGCCACAACCCTGATTGCAGCCACAGCCGCCGTAACCGCTGCCTGCCCACGGGTTACAAGTAATGTAGGCAGGCGAAGGGCACGGACGCAGCTGCGAGATCAGATAGTTGTTCTGCGCGGCCTGAGATGCCGCCAGCTTCAGATTCTGATTCTCGGTCTGGAGGTCGGACAGCTTGCTTTGCGTCAGGAAGTCGAGGATGGCGCGGCTGTTCTGGTTGTTCGCGTCAATGATGTCGCGCGTGGCGTTCTGCACGGTGTTGCGCGTGTCGCACGCCTGCGTCGCCATGTCGTAGCGCACCTGGGCGATAGCTGCACGGTTTTCGCAGCAGCAATCTGCGGCCTGCATCTGCATGGCGTTGAGCTGCTGCATGAGAGCTGCCTGCTGGTTGCAGCGGGAAAGCTCGGCATTCTGGAAACCGCTGTTCATGTTCTGATTGACGCCCGCAAAGCCGTTCAGCAGCGTAGTGTTCATGGAGTAGAAGCCATCGCAGATGCCCTGCTGCGTAATGTCGCTTTTACGTTCGATCGTCGATGCTGCGCTGTCGATCTGGCGCTGAAGAGTGGCAAAATCGCTTGCAAGGACGTAATTGTCAGCAGCACCGCTGTTGCCGTTGTTTCCCCAGCCGTTGTTTCCCCAGCCGCAGAAAACAAACAGGAAAAGAATGATGATCCACCACGCGCCATCGCCGCCGAAGCCGCCAAAGCCGCTGTTCATCATGCCGGTTGGCGCAACAGGCATAGTGGCCTGAACGCCGCCGTCAGAAAGAGACATAGTATCACTCCTTTGAATTAAAGTCAGTTTTATCTAAATCGTGGCCACGATAAAGAATTAAAGAAAACGCTATAAATATTTAATTATTGCATCAGACTTTGGAATTGCTTTGCCATCTGCTGTAGCTGGTTTAACTGCGCCTGCGAGAGTTTGCCGCTTTGCAAGAGCTTTTCGACCTCCGCTTTGGGGTCGCCCTGAAAATTTGCCTTGAATTGCTGAAACTGCTGCATCATTTGCATAAAGCCGTTCCCGCCGCCGAGCGCACCGAAAAAGGGATTATTCATCGTCCTCGTCCTCCTCAACCTTGCGCTTCTTCTTGCCCTTTATTTCGCCTACAAGCGCCGCCAGACGGTCAAACTCCTCGCGGGTGACAAATTCCACGCCCGGCTTTTGCGGCGCGTTAGAAGCCGTTTCTGCGCGTTCTACGAGGTCATAAATCTTTAGCGTCGGCTTGCCGCTTGCGTCGGACTGTTTGAGGTACACCGTCGGCGCGCTGGAATCCCACAGAGCAACGGCAGAGTTGGGCGCGATGAGATAACCTCTCGCCTCTTGCTCGCCATTGACCCACTGCACACCGCCCTGCGCAATGGGGTTCTGTTGCACTGGCTGCGGCATAGGCTGCTGCATGGGCTGCATCTGTGGCTGCTGCATCTGCCGCATCTGCATGAGGTTATCTGGCATCGGCTGCGGATAATAAGGATTGAAATAGGGATATGCCATGTTTATTCCTCCGTTTCTTTGACCCAGTAATAAAGCGGGATTTCGTTCTCGCTGTTCCAACTGTCGTAAATTACACCATCCTGCACGCAGACCACATGACCGGAGAGGGCGAGAATATACGTTCCACGCGGGTGCTCGTCGGCAAACTTACCAACCGTGTAGCAGTCGGGGCAGGTGTCCGGCACAACGTTCCGGGTAAATCCCTGCTGCCGGAGGTACGCACCCCAGACACTGTTCGCACTCGGAAGATCGCCCAAGATTAGGCCTTGCAAGCACAGCCCGATATATGTTTCATCCCAGCTATTTCCCGTCGCCTTTGCGATTGCTCGAACGGTGCAGTCACCGACCTGCCGCCCGGTGGGATTTGGATTGAAATAAGAAAAGCCCATACCGAACACTCCTTTGATGTGTCCAGTATGGGCTTTTTTTCGATTCCTTGTGCCTCAGTTGTGCATCAGACCGGCATCACTTTTGTTCAGCTCGGGAGATTCCCGGACGCGGCTTTCATCCTCGCCATGATCTCCGGCAAGCGCCGCTGCACGGTGGCGCGGCCGAGATACAGTTCTGTCGCAACATCAACCTGCGGGAGCTTATCCACGAAATAGAGCTGCGCAATCTGCGCGTTCTCGCGGCCGAGATTGGCCTGATAGATCACGGCTTCCATGTCCTTCCGCGTCAGGCCGCCCAGCTCCGGCGGCAGCTTAGCGCGCGCCTGCGGTGACATAGGCCCGCCCCCCTTACTTCATGGCTGCAGCCAGTTTTTTCAGCAGATCTTCGCCGTACTTGTAGTCGGCGAGATACTTGATGGTGTTGTCGGTGAGACCGGCCTTTGCCTTGATGGTCTTCTTGGCGTCCTCGACGGTCTTGTCAACCGTTTCGGTGTCGTAGTCGACCCACGGCAGTTTCCCGTGTTTCTGCCACTTGCGGCTGTTGTAGCCTCCTTTGAGGCCGATGTTGCCAACACAAGTGATCTGCACGCCGTCTTCCCAGATGGGCGTGCACTCAACGGCCAGACCGTCGCCGATGTACAGGCCCCAATGCCCGGGCATCCACAGGCCTTCGCCCGGCACGAGTTTATCCCAGCCGGTGGACGATACGTCCTTGCACTTGGCGATCATGCCGTCGGCAGAGACGTCCGGGACGGCGTTTCCGGCATAGCGCGCGCCGCCGTGGTAGGCGCTCTTGTCGCCCTTCCAGCCCCATAGGATGCCCTTTGTCAGGTTCACACAGTCAAAGCCAAAGTATCCCTTGCCGATGAGGCCGCGGTATCTGGCCTGCTTCGCTGCAGTGTACCAGTCCGGGTACTGCTTCGCTTTCTCGGAAATAATACCCTCGCCCACCGGCGAGCCGAAGCAGCCCCACATGTAGACGGTCTTGTAGTTTTTCGCGACGTCGATATGCTTTTTGACGAGTTCAGACGCTTTCATGACACTCATTTCTGCGCATCCTCCTTCGTGCTTCCGCCCTCGATAGCGTCCTGCACCTTCTGGCTCTGCGTGCCGAAGTAGAAGGTGATGACCGTCAGGAAGATGGTCAGGAAGTCCTTGCCGGAGATATCGCCCCGCAGGGCGAGGACGGCGAAGATGATGGTCAGGCCAAGTGTAACGATGGATTTGACGCTCAGCAGATTGCCGAGCCGCTTCTTGATGTTTTCCATATGTAATTACTCCTTTCACGCTTCCACGATGTTGATGCCGTACTGTTCCGCGCAGATATGCTCGATCTTGCAGCCGCGGGCGTTCTTCCAACCGGAGGCGAAGTACGCAACGTCAGCCGTAGACAGCAGTTTCAGCGATTCGCCAAGATACCACAGTGGCCTTGCCTCCGCCGGAACGTTTTCAAAGAAGCTGTCAATCACTTCGATTTCATCGCCCATCAGCTCCTTTGCGCAGAAGACCGCATCTTCACGTTCTTTCCGAATTTCCTCGTTGGTCTTTCCCTTCATAGGCTGAGAGATAAACAGTTTTTTCATAAGTAACTCCTTTCAATCTTTCAGCACGATCTCCGCGATGCGTGCTGCCGCTTCCGGGCCGTATTTTTCAGCCCATTTATCCATGTACTTCTGCGCGTACTTCGCGCGGTTCTCGTTCTTGGCCTTCCAGAGATAAAACCCGCTGGAAGCCGTCGTTTCAGCCAGCACCGCAAGAGTGATCTCCGTCAGGTCTGCGCCTGCCGCGCAGGCGATGATGAGCGCGAGGCTGACGAGCGCGCTGCAAATCAGCCACTTTTTACTGAATTCCATTGCTATGCCCGCATTGCGCCTCCAGCTGGTGTAAAAACTTCTTCACGTCGCCGTTCCCGCCGAGTGTGACGTATTTCTGCCCGGCAATCAGGCGCTCGGCCATTGGCATTTCCTCCGACATGATGGTCAGCCGGAGGATCGCCAGATACTGCTCGTCCTGATGCTCCTGCATTTTCCCGAGCTTTTTGTCGATCTCGGCCAGATGGTCGCCCTGGGAGTCTGCCTGTGTTTTCTTCTTCTGCGCTGTGCCGACGATGGCCTGAATGACCGTTGTCAGCGCGGACGAGCCGAGGACGGCGCAGATAATCGTGATGGTTCCAGCATCCATGTTTTTACCTCTTTTATGTATTTCCCAACGGTCAGTCGTTGGCCATTTTGATGTAAGTAACCGTGTCGTCAGAATAGCTGACGTTTGGTAGCGTATCGCCGCCGAGCTGGTTATAAAGCTCCGGGTAGTCCGTCTGCGAGAAGGCCGAGCCGTCGCAGGCGTGCCACGGGGCGGCCAGATCCCGCACGGTGACGAGTAGATCGCCGATCTTGTATTGCGGCGTGGAGAGCTTGTCCAGCGCGTCGTTGATGGTCGGGTCGGCCGGGGCGTCGCCCGCCGTCCAGAGGAGGGCGGCAGTTTCGTCGGTCAGCAGATTCGCCTTGACAAGCGGTGTTCCCTCGGCCAGCGGTTCGTCTTCCAGCCGGAGCCAGACCTGACGCAGCAGATTCCCCGCCGCGTCATAGGCCCCGTAGCAGACCGCGCCGTTCGCCAGATCGTTCGTCCCTTTTCTGTCCCGCATGGCTCATTCCTCCACGGCCTTGATGTAGGCATGGCTCCGGCTATCGGGTACGATTTTCGGGATTTTCTTTGCATCATACGCAAAATCACGGTAGATGTTCTGCGTACTACCACCGTTAGATGCAAGCGCGCCAACTATTAGGCCGGAGCCATTCCCTGCAAAGCTTGCCACAGCAGGAGCACTTGTAGAGATAAAGCCACTATCCAGATCGTCTGAGTATAGCAAGACCGGATTTGCCCCAGAGCTGTCGGCTGCAGACAGCACTACAATTCCATCTGATATAATTGGCTTACCTGTAATTTTCGAGTGAGTTGCTTGTTTGAATGTTGCACCACCATCTGTCGAATACACATACGCGTATGAGCCGGTACCTGCATTTGCAGCATAAATGATGTTTCCGGAAGCGCATACTTTTTTATACGAACCTTCAGTCGAGTAGATCGTTTGCCATGCCGATTTACTGGTTGGAGTGCGAGCCCGTACTATCTGTTTATCATTTTCATAGTTTTCAGACCCCTTCGCCCCGTAAAAGTACCCGTCGTCTTCGTTGTATGTCAGACTTCGAATAAAACCTATATCATCTACAGTTGTCCACGTCGATGCAAGTAGATTTGAAGAGTACACAATGCTATTCTGCTCTTCCCATACGATATAGTACATTGCACCGTCAGAGATTATGTCGGCGACGAATGCTTTAGACGAAATGTCCCCCGATTGCTCTCCAACTTGCGCTGATAATTTCCATGGTCCTGATGGCTGATCTGCATAGTATATATACCAGACATAGTACCTGTTACTCACGTACTTCAAACATACGCCTACGTATTTCTGCGCGTAGTAGTGTATGGTATTTATTTGTAGCACATTATTCTGAACTGCAACTTCATGCCACGAGTTCATGTTATCGAGCGAATACCACATTCTAGCTGTAATATACTCTTCGGAATGTTGCGTACCAATCCAGGCTCTAGAACGAAACCAGACACCATTTGCGTATGATATCACATCTCCGAGTTTACTGTTACTGGTATCTGCATTTACAACCTGAGTTTCCCAGTTACCCTGACTTGCAGATGTTCGCAGAACGTCAAACAGCTCAGGATAGTCTTCTTGCGAGACGTAGCGGCCATCGCACGGAAGCCATGCAGAAGACGGTGCGGCTCTGGACGTCAGCTCGATATCGCCGACGAGGTGCATACCCTTCGATAGCTTTTCAAATGCCTGGTTGACAGTTGGGTCCTCCGGTTTGTTGCTGCCGGGCCAGAGCTTCGAAGCTGTGGCGTCCGAGAGAAGATTTGCCTTGCTGAGCGGCGTTCCCTCGACGGTCGGCGCGTCCTCGCGCCGGAGATATTCGTAATGGTCAAGCGTGCCATCCGCGCGGTAGATGCCATAGCGGATGGCCCCGTTCGTCAGTACCTGTGTCGGTTGTCGGTCTGTCATAGTAATCCTCCCGCGGCACACTCCGCCGCGCCGGTGTAGCGAAACGCATTTATCACATTGTCGACCAGCGTCTCGCAGATAGTCAGGATGCGCTCGATATCGTTTGCGCCAGCATACGTCAGCAGCGCGATCTCCGGCACATCCGGGGAATTTGCGGGGTAGGTGAGCGCGGCGCGGACGTCGCTGATCTGGCCATGGTATGCGCTGCCCTGTGCGACTGTTATAACGTCCGTCATAGCCCAATCTGTCTTCGCCTGCCACGTGATATCCCTGCCGCAGACGCCGGTCAGGAGGTCGCGGAGGTAGTTCAGCGCCGCCCCGACGCGGTTGAGGTCAACGGCGTTGTATGCGCCCTTCATCCCCGCCAGCCACTCCGCCAGCTCCGCCGCCGTCATGCCCGCGTAGCCCTTCACGGCCAACTCGTGCACGCGTGCGACGTCCGCTGCCGTTCGGTCGGTGATTAGGGTGTCAATAATCGTACTCATAGAAGCTCCTTAACGCCCGTCGGCTTGTTTATCAGAATGACCTTAAAGATCATATCCACATGATTAGAAACACCATGCCGCCGCAACACCATTCGTTTCGGACGCGACGTACCAATTTGCCGTACCGTCGAATCTAGTTCCACAGAAGCAGGAAGAGCTTCTAGCCCTCGGCGAACGCAGCCACCATGTCGTGTCGTTCTTCACTCGATTGGCCGCCGTCTTGTAATACTCATACTGCGTGCCCTCGCCCGAGTAAGAATGCGTCTGCGTGCCCTGCACTTCGATCTCCGACAACAGGAACATTGTGTCCTTCGTTGTGCTGATAGTCGAGCTGTAGCCATCGGCTGCAGTCTTCTTTACTATTTCCTTCATTGCAGCCACGACCTCTTTCGGCATTTTCGATTTGATCGTTTTGAAACCACCAGTCGTCCGCAGCAGACAGTCTGCCCAGCCCCCGGTGTTGCTGTCAGAGTTATTCATCTTGTACTCTGTCGCATAGCACTTGTGCATCTGGAACGTTAACGGAGCCTTGCCCGAACCGTCAGCGTAGTCATCGTGGTTCTTGCCGATGATGTCGATCTGGTATGCTTTATTGCTGATTGTCATCTCTTTGCTGTCACCGACAGCCCAAGCATCGGGAACACTGCCAGACTGACACGCAGCAATAATAGTCGACCAGTCGTTATTGCCAAAAACAGGGTCAATCAGGTTCAGCGTAGCTTCGACAGATCCAACAACTACATCGATAGATTTAGACATACTTCCCGATGCAGCTGTCACAGCCCATGTTCCAACCTCATCAACCGTCAACGTACAGTTCCCGCTCGCATCAGCTGTGCCGGAAACTGTCTTGTTGCCCTTTGTAGCTGTAACTGTTGCGCCCGCGCTGGTCGTGACGACGATCTGCATCGGAGCACCGGTCTGGATTGCCTGAATAGCCGACACGAAGCCCACCGGATACACCAGCTGCGCGGACGTCCCGCCCTTCGCGCGGATCGCGTCGGCGACCGCTGTAAGGTCAGCCGTGTTTGTCAGATACTCCGCCATCAGAAGCTACCTCCATTCGCGTTTGCGATCTCTACAGCTGTCCATGCCCCATTTACTACTCGCAGGAATTTTCCATTGTCCGAAGCCGTGACAGACGGCACTTCGCGAACCGTGACAGCTCCGGTTTTGCCGTTGACACTGGTGACGGGGGCGGTCTTGAGGTAGTCTGTGCCTGCGGCGGCGACCTCCCACGCCGTCGGCTTGCCATTTGCGTCGACCGCCTTAACCTTGATAAGGTCGCCGACCTTCGCCCCAGAAGGCAAAAGCACGTCCTGCTTGCCGCTCCATTCGGCTTTGTTTCTGCGCACGTCGCCGATGGCCTCGTCGATCTGCGCGCCGGTATACTGGCTGTTGTACGCCATGCGATCACTCCTTCATGCACAGGAAATCCTCTCCGTCAGCCGTTTTCATGGTCTGCGACTGTCCGGACGGGATAAATCCATAATTGTCATTCCAGCTGCTGTCCGCGCCCTGCGCGAACAGCGAAATTCTGTATTCTCCGTCTCCGGAAAGCAGGAAATCGTCGTATACCTCAAAGGTGCGCTGCGTCCCCGCGGGGGTCTGGGAGAAGGACGCGATGAGCGCGCCCTTTCCGCGCCCCCAGTCCTCGCCGGATTTCGTCGCGCGGCACTCAAAGGCCGTATAGGCGATATCCGACGAGAATGTGACGGTGATGGAGTCGTACCCGGCCACTGCCGAGATCTTATTTCCAGTGATGGAGAATGTCAGTTCCGGCGCGGCCATTACGCTGCGCTCCACGTCCCGGCGGCGTTCTTGACGAAGACCTTCACGATCTTCACGCCGTCGCCGGAGGACGCTGCTTCGAGGTCTGCGCCCTTGACGGTGACGTTGATAGCGGTGTTCTTCTTGTAGCCGCCTGCCGTGCCGCTGACGTTCGTGGAGCCGCCCGTCGCCGGGATCTGCGTGCCCGCCGTGTGCAGGCTGCTCGTCGCCGGGACGACGCGGACGGTGTATTCCTCGAAGTCCACGTCGCAGACGAAGGAGAACGCCGCTGCGTCGTAGCCCGTTACCTTGGAAATGCGGCTCTTGTCGGGGCCGGTGATGGTCACGGCAGGAATCGACGTGTTGAGCGTGATCGTGTCGCTGACTGCGGCCGTTTCGTTGCCGACGTCGTCGCGCATCTTGACATAGATCGTCTTGAGGCCGTCGCCGTCGGGCAGCGTGATGGATTTTGTCGTGGCGAATGTCTCCCACGACGCTTCCGCCTCGGTCTCCGCCGTCTTCGTGCCCCAGATCTTCATCTGGTAGCCCGTCGTTGTCTCGTCGGAGACAGAGATCTTCGCCGTGACGGTCGCGCTGGTCGCGTACTGTGCACCGTCGTTCAGGATCAGCGATAGGCCGGCAGGTGCCAGCGTATCAAGTGTCAGATTGAAAAAACTTGCCATCTGGATTTATCCCCTTTCTTCGCTTGTGAGTTCAATGTACAAAAATCCGCCCGGTCTTTCGTAGATGTTTTTCGTGCCCAGGTGGGCGGATTTGATGCCCATGGAGCCGATGAACAGCTCCAGAATGCGTTTGAGTCCAACTGCCAGCATGTTATCCCTCCAACAGATACAGTGTCCGCGCGTCCTTTTTGTCCAGCGCGTCATATTCGGATTTTGTCATCACGAGGATCGCGTCGATCTGTGCCGACTGGATGCCCCCGCCACCAGAGCCGCCGCCAGCACGCACGGAAACGTTAAAGGAAACGTCGATCGGATCGCGGTTCTTGAGTCCAAATTCAATGCCGCCCATCACAACACCGCCTTTGAAAGCGCGTGCGCAACGTCGATCTGCTTGATCTCCGAGCCAATCACGTCACCGCTCTTGAATTTCACGCGCACCTGCATCTGGCAGAGCTTCGGGAGCCGAAAGGTCTCCTGCTGGGTGAGGGGAAACAGAAACTTTCCGTCCTCGTATCCGATCTCTCCCGGATAGCTCTTTTGCAGGTAAAGCAGAGAAATTTCCACCTTTTCAACGCTTGCAACGTCCAGCGGCTGCCCTTTATTCTTGATGGTAACACTAAGGTTATACGAATCTCCCTGTACCAAATGCCGCACCTCCGTTCTATGTGCCGATAATCTTGCATTCTGCCGCCGCGATTCCGCTGAGGAGAATACTCATGCTGGTGATCGTGCCGGTGATCGTGCCGCCCCACGGCGTCGTCGTTTTGACGTAATCGCCGGGGGTCTCGCCGTCCATGACGATCCGCACGCTGTGGGTCTGACGGCGCATGTAATAGTCGTAGACGTGCTGGGTGACCGCGGCGACGTTGCTGCTGCTGACCAGTGTGGCGTCCCTGACCTCGACGACGTTTGGCTTCGTCGTGGCCGTGACCTTCGGATTGGTCTTTGTCGTGACAGTGGTCGTGTGGTAATACGTCGTGCCGTCGACCTCCACGCTGTCGCCGCTGCCGGTCGTTTTGTACGCATGCGCCGTCACACGCACCTCCGTCACCGGGGAAGACGTTTCTACGCTGCCGCCGGTATAGAGCCGGTCAAGCGGGATCTCCGCCGCCTCGTCCGACGCGAGCTTTCGCACCTTGATTCCGCGCGTCCCGCTGGTGTCGATGGTGGCGCAGATGGCAAATGCGATCTGCTGCAGTGCCTCGCGCTTCGTGCAGTCCGGGATGTAGCCCGTGACCTTTGCGTCATCCAGCGAAGAGTCGTATTCCAGCGTAAAGTGCCCGGCGAGGATCGTCTGGATCAGCGTCTTCGCAGACGCGCCGGAATAGATCGCAGCCGCGAACGGCTCGCTGTCCATGACGCCGAGGGCGTCGATGCAGGAAATATCATAGACGCTCACGCTTTTCCGGGAGGACGATTCGATATAAAACACGCCGATCAGGTGGTCTGAGTCATACGCGCTGACGGGCTGCTTCTGCTGGAAGACGTAGTCGATATCGTCCGCGCTGTCCAGCGAGAAGTCGAGCGTGTTGATCTCCAGATCGTCAGAAATGATGTTCATGCCCTCCGTGACCCGGACGGAGCGCAGCTCTCCCCGCTCGAACTCCCGGACGATTCCGAAGAAGATCTGCGAGATCTTCGCGTAGTGGTTCGGCAGGTGGGTCTTATTGATCTGCACGACGAGCTTGTTGTATAAGTCGACCTGCTGCTCGCAGAAATACTTGTACGAGTTCGGCGTGAAGGTCTTGCTCGCAAGCTGTTCTTCGCCGTTGTACCACGTCAGGACGATCTCACTGCAATAATCGCCCTCCGAGCCGTCGAAGTAGAAGAAAATGCCCGGGGACGAGAACTGACCGTTTAGGGAAATCGTGATCGTCGGCGCTGCATCGAAGGTACAGTCGTCTTTGCTCTGCTCCGCAGACCAGAACGCGGCCCGTTTGCTCCCGAGCAGGCCGCGCGTCCCGTCTAGGACCCACTGGTTCTGCTCGCAGGACGCCAGCAGCCCGGCGTCCGTGCCGTAGGGGAGCAGGGCAGGGTTGGCAAAGTCTTTCTTCGCCGTCGTCGTTACCGTCGACGCATCTGCTGCGCCGACCGCGACGTCTTCATATACCACTCTTACGCTCATGCCGGGGTCCTCTTCGGTTTCATGGCAACGAAATTGACGGTCAGGTTCTGCCAGCTGTTTTTCCCGGCATAGCTGGACGCCAGCTCGTCGTCGCCATTTGCAACATACGCGTCGAACGTCATGGTCGTCTGCGCATAGGGGACTGTCAGTACGTGGCTGTCTGCCGGTGCGGAGATCGTTTCATAAAACTCGTCGTATTCCTCGGGGTTCGATGTCACTGAATCAATTTCCAGGCTGTAATTGTAATAGGTGCCGATGATGTCGCGCGTCATTGCGCCGGTCATCACGCGCCCGGCATTGTCGCCGTCGAGCACGGAAAACGAACGTTTCAGACTCACGACGTGCAGATTCGGATACGCTTTCCCATCAAGACTCAATACGCTTGTCATGTTCTCACCCCCGCCAAACGAACGCCAACACGCTGCGTCTCGTCGTTGTTCGCCTGATATACCGCGCGGGCAAACTCGCGCTTATCGACCTGCATCACGACTGTAATGCTCCGGCCTCCCATTCCGCCCGTTTCATTCATGGCCTGCTTGAACGCCTGCACCATCGTAGCAAGCGGCGTCTCAATATTTGTCCCGCTCTTCTGGTCGCCGAGAACGGCGAGAAATTCGCGGTTCGGTGGAATGACTGCGCCCTGCGCGAGACGGGGAAGCGCAACGTTGCTCACTAGGGGAATGCTAATTCCGAAAGACCTACCGCCAATTAGAGGAACCCAATCAGGGACCTCGAAATGAATGGTATTCAGCGCGGAGATTAGGAGGTTTATACCGTTGATGATAAAGTTTATCGCATATTCAACAGCGGTAATGATTCCATTCCAGATTCCCTTAAATATATCCTTTACGCCTTCCCACGCCTTTGTCCAGTCTCCGGTAAAAACGCCGCTGATAAACTCGATGATTCCGCTTAGCCATTGCTTTATACTGTTGAATAGGCCGGATATAAAGTTTCCGTATGTCTGGAAAATCGCCGCGAGCATGGGGCTTTTTGATTGTAGCCATGTAATGAACATATCCCATGCATATTTGATGGAGTTTATGATGGCATTCCACGTCTGCTTAAGCCCTTCCCAAATTTGTTTCGCGCCTTCTGCGGCAAGCTTTAAGTCTCCCGTAAACACACCCTTGAAGAATTTCCCGAATCCGTCTATGATATTTTTCAGGCCTTCGATTAGTTCTTCGCCATGTCCGGTAAAGGAAACAAGTGCAACCAGAGCGGCGACAAATCCCGCAATCAGGAGTGGAATCCAGCTACCCGTCAGAAGCGAGATGCCGATACCGGCGGCAAGTATCCCCGCGATGATCGTAAGCGTATTTACTAAATTGAAGCCATTTTCAATGACATCCTTGATTCCGACAACAAGCATCGCAAGACCGCCCACAACAAGCGCAATGCCTGCCGCTATCGGGCCAAATGCGATTGCAAGTCCGGCAGCAAGCGCGGCAAGCCCCGCAAGCATTCCGAGGAAATTTTGTAAATCAATTCCGTTCTTCCACGCGTCTAGCCAGAAATACACAAGTGCAAACGCACCAGCTGCTGCAAGAGCGATCCCGGCAATCTTGCTCAAATCGTTTGTAAACATGCTTGCAATTTTCCATGCGAGCAGCCCGGCTGCAATCGCACCTACTAGGCCGAGAATATCGTGGAGTTTATCCTCCGCCATGTCGAGGTTTGAGAAATCCGGCGCGATATCCGTAGACGCCGCCCCGCCTGCGCCGCCACCGCCTCCAGATGCCTGATTGCTGGTAATCTGGTTGATCTCGTCGAAGCTCGCCATGCTCTTGCTGGCGTCTTCAGCTGCGGAGCCTACCCCCTCGATTGCTTCTTTTTCCGCATTCAGCCCTTTTGCCGCTGCGACCTGCGCGCCCCAGCTTTTGCCGGACAGCATGCCGAAAAACTTTGCGATAGCTGTAACAACCTGTGTCAGAATGTCCACAAGCTTCACAAAAACGGGGATCACGACTTGAAGAATCGGCTGGGCCAGCGTCAAAAACGCCGCCTTAAGCCGCGCAACCGCTGCACGCGCCTCCTCATTCTGCATGATTGTTTTCCCGAGCCATGTCCGCAGGCTTTGCAGCGCTCTAGTAATCAGAGAGAATACAAGGACACGCTTAAAAAGCCCAGAAACACGCTTGCTGAACGTGTCCATGCTGTCGGAAACACTTTTTGCGGCATGCTCCATTCGTTCGGACGCTCCGCTTGCGCTTGTAATCTCTCGCGTAAGCTCTCCTGCGCGTGTCTTCGCCGCGTCCAGCGCGGAGGTCTGCTCCATTACCTTGTCCGTAATTTTTGCGTACTTTCCGTCCAGGCTCTCAACGATCTTGTCTTGCTCTTTCAGAAGTGCTTCCTGTTCCTTAATCTGTGCAGCGACTTCGGATTGCCGACTATATGCAGAAATATACGCATCGGGAGATGCAGACACCTCGCCGGACGTGATCTTCCGAAGCCGCTCGGATTCAGCGCGCAACGATTTCAGCGCATTTTCTGCCTGTTTTGCAGATTCTTTCGCTGCGTCAAGCTGAGATTTCAGCCCACTTTGCTCTCCGGTGCTTTTCTTCAGTTCGGCTTCCATCTTGTCGATTTTCGCCGTCAGCTTATCAAGCTCCTTCTGCGCGTTTTTTGCGTCGACCTCCGCTTGAACAACGATTCTTCCATCTGCCATTTTCTCACCACCTTATTTTGAGATGCCCCACGCTGCCAGAATATCCTTTTCTGCGTCTGTGTAATTCGTTTTCAAATCAATAATTTCACGGTTTCGCCTGTAGAACTCTCGTTCCTGCTTGTCAAGAGGCTTCCCGCGAGATTTCTTGTCCCGGATACTTACCACATGGGCGAACAGGCAGTCCCCAATTTCCTGATAATAGGACAAAAAAGTATACCAGTGCAGATATTCTAGTGCGCGGATTTCACATCCTGCAATTCTGTTGATGGGTGCGACAATCATCTCAAAGTCCTGCTCCCACGACATCAACGTCGGCTTCTTTTTTTGCTCCTTTTGGTCTTGCTCGTGGTCAATAAACCTGAAACATTTCCGCAGTGCTTCCTCATAATCTGAAAACGGAATATCGTCAAAGTCAGGGTAGAATATCTCAAGGGCGGCAATGGCGCGCTCCTCTTCCGTCAAATCTTTATCAGAAAGAGCGGCGAGGATATCCAGCACCGCTCTATAATCTGATTCAATCTGATATGTTTTGCCGTTTATCTCGGCTGACGTCGGGAGCGCGTAGATCAGCGCTTTCTTTTCGCCCATCTGTCCGTATACTGTTTTACTCTTGGGCTCAGTCTGGTTTTTTCGAGATCGAAACCAGCGTCCATCTCGTCGATGACAGCAAGCATAAGATTCGCCCATACCGGCAGACCATTTGCAAGCGCCATTACGTTTGTCCTGAACACTTCAGTACAAATCGGCTTTCCAAAAATTCCGTCGATTTTTTCGCGAATCTCCGTGTCGAACTGATCTGCCAAATCGAGAATTTTTTTCGGGTCCGTCTCGTTTTCGGCGCGTTTTGCGTATTCATGCTGTCTGGATTCCAACTCTTCGAACAGCGAAAACAGCTTTTTCGCGAATTCGCTGTCCGTAGGGTTGAACTCTACACTCACGCCGCCGTTAATTTGGAAGGACTGTACACCAGTATCAAATCTGATATCTGCCATTTATAGCCCCTCCTTACGCAGCAGAATCAGCCGTGAACGTAACTGCACCGTTGCTGCCGACCGCAGCCGTTCCGGTCGTGCGCGTACCGCCCAGCGTCACATCGAACGGCATGCCAACAAAACCGCCACCCTCACCGCCGAGGCGTACGGACTTGACCATTGTGCTGTCGTAACGCTCCGCGAAGACTGCTGTCTTGGCTGTGCCTGCGTAAAAATGAACGATAAGAACGTCCTGATTCGCCAGTGCTGCTGCGTCCTGGTCTTTGATAGCCAGGTTCCACAGCTTGACAAGCGCCGCGTCGCCTGCGTCCAGCTCGCACGGGTCAAAGCTCTGCGTGATGATGGGCTTCTTCATGGTGGTTCTTGTAGTGCCGAGGATATCCTTACTGGAATCCTCCTGCCAGTCGTACTCCATGCTGGAATCTGTGACGCGCTTGCCGAACGGAGACCAGACAGGCGTAGACGCCTCGCCGGTATTCAGGTATGCGATCAGCAATTCGCGGTCAATGGTCTGGCCAGCAGTGGTATTAAAGGTCATGTCTGCCATAATTAAATCACCTCATATGTCAGTTTCATAAGAATTTGATGGTCTTCCGAGCCATCTTCGTACCGGGCGAACATTGCCGCGCGGCTGGACGCTTCCACGCGCCTGACGCGCATCCCATCGCCAAGAGACGGGTAGTTTTGCATTGCCCAGTCCCCAAAACGATTCAGCATGGCGTCACATTTCAGGCGCTTGTCGTTGCTGTTTCCGGGAATAATGCGGGCGATGATCTTAAATTGGTATTCCGCTTCATGCCCGCCGAGGATGTATTTCTGCGTGATATACGTGCCCTGAATAGTGGACAGCGCCATACTTGCAGAATCCGCAGCAAGAAATTCATAGTTGATCGTTGCAGCTGGCATGTCGTCATCGGAAAAGGCGTTTGCCCAGATCATCATTTTTCGGGCAATGTCCTGCTCTTCCTTTGCGGATACCAGTTTTCTTTGCTTTTCAGAGGCCATTTTTCACCGCCTTATCCGCAACACGGATCCATTTATCAAGGTTTTCGGCCTTGGACGCCTCGAACCAGTGCGCCTGCGCCTGTGCGTGTCCGGATTTGTTAAACACAAGGTTTTTGTCGGTTAGCACTTTCGTGCCGCCCTTCGGCGCGTATGTGCTACCGGTCTCCGGATCTACCATGACTTTCCCATAGTACAAAAATCGCGCATACGGGCCGGGGTAGACAACAGAATTTCCCACAACCTGCGTCCTCTCGTCGAGAGACCCAGTCAGGAACGGCACATATGGGCTTGTGTCCTTCCGCACCTGCGTTGCAACAATATGCTCTGCTTTGGTGCAGGCCTGCGCGATCTTTTCCTGCAGCGCGTCAAATCCGTCTGCTTTTACGCTGAATTTCAGCATATCAGGCTCCTCCGACCTCAAAGTGTCTCATGTCGGCGCTGCCGTAGTCCTTCCGGTCGACCTTCGTAACCTTGTAAACGTCGTCATAGAGCATTTCTAGCGTCTGCTCGGTTTTGTCCGGCTCTACGACTTCGCCCTTGATAAAAAATGTCGTGCCGCCGTTGCCGTCCGTGGAAAGCGTCCACAGGCCGCTTTTATCGGCTGATCGCCAGAATTCCTGCGGGCCGACGTAGCGCTTTTCCGCACCTGTCACGCCGTCTACAGCAGCCGCAGAAAACGGAATGTACAGATTCACCGCGTCTGCTCCTTCAAGCCCGCTCGCGCGGACATTGGCGGCTTTCGATGCTTGGAGCATTACGCCGCGAATCACTGTGATATAGCGTTTCTGCGTGTCCTTAAAGTCCTGGTCTTGCTCCTGCGTGACGTTGTAGATGGTTACAGTGTGTGGGGCGTACATGCAAAACACCTGCCTCTGTAGAGAAGCCCGGTATGGGCCAGATATTCACGCGCTACGCTTGCAAGTGCGTTCTTCGCCTCCGAAGCCGCTTTCAATGCAGCTACGGAAGAATCGCCGCCGCTGCGAAACGTCCGGGAATAGCCGCCTACAGTCTCGCTCTGCAATTCTCCTTCGTCAGATGCAAGCCCGGCGGACACATTCTTTCTGGCAAGTTCCTGTGCCGTGTCGATCAGCATATACTGGTCGACTAAGGCACAGCAGCACATTTTTACAGCATCCAGCTCCGCAAAATTCTTTACTCGGTTTTGCGTGTAGTAGTCGAGGAAGGAACTGGCGCGTGTCGCCAATCTGCAAAAACTATCCGCGTCTACAGTTCCCATGTAAGTGCCGCAGTAGTATTCATAATCAGCGTAGATCATCACTCCACCCCTTCCAGAACAGCCAGAATTTCAGCCTTTTTCATGGAACTGTTGACCCCTTCCACCCCGTTTTCCTCAGCATAATCAAGAAGCTGCGCTTTCGTCATGCCGGAAAACGTGGGCGGTTCAGAGGCAGGCGCTCTCAACAGTTCATTTAACCCCCCGACGAGATCGTGCCGACTACGATGCCGTCCATGCGCTCTGCAAACAGCGCCATACCGTTGATAACGGTATCGGAGGCGGTCATGTTGGTGTAGTCCGGCTCCTCATGGATGCCGATATAGCCGGTTGCGTCGGTGGTGAAGTCAAACACTTCGCCAAGATCTGCGCCGTTCACGGGGATATAATACAGAACAATGTTGTCCTTCGCCGTAGCGTAGATCTTACCCTTCGGAACACTGGAATTGAAGATTACAGTGCCAAGACCGAGGAAATTCTCCACGTAGGTCATTCCGAAAGCGGTCTGCAAGGTAATGTTCGCCGTTGCGAGGTAGTCTGCCACATCCAGAGGGTTCAGGAAATAAACCGCACCGATCTCGTCGTCCTCGAACAGAACCTGCAACTGCCCCCACGCCTGCGCAAGGGTAGCCTGGAAGGTCGCGCCCGTTGCCGTTCCTGTGCCGGTGGCGAGGAACGTAAAAAAGTCCTTCCGGATGCCCTTCTGCACGTCCTTGAGCATTTCGTCTGTGGTCATTTCCACCGCCTGATCGTAGCCACGGTCAGTGATAGCCTCCGCAGACGTTGCCTTTCTCCACTTCTTGAGCGTGATCTCCCGATAGTTCACGGGCTCCGTTTTGTACTTGCTCAGGGGAATGGTTTCACCTTCCGCCACAGCACCATCTTCCAGCGTGCCGGTAGCCTTGTAGCTCTTGAGCACGGTGCCAGCCTGCTTTGCGATTTTGCGGGTAACGCCAAGAACCTCCATCAGCTTCTTGATGGAATAGCCGAACATTTCGGTAAATTCGATCTCGCGAACTCGCGCAAGATCAGCTTTTTTAATCAGCTTAGGATCAACAGCCATTTTTATTCTTCCTTTCTAAACAAATCCATATTTGCGGCGATTGCAGCGCGCCGCTCCGCTCTGTCAGTGATTTGCATGATCTCGTCTTTCGTCATCGCCTTGCCGCCGTCGCTGAGCCGTGCGCCCATGTCCACACGGACAGAAGGTTTGGAGACAAGCCCCTTGTAAGTTCCTTCGATAAGTGCATCAAGGCTCTTTGTGTCCTTGATTTTCTCACCGTCCATCTCCAATGCGGTCATTTCCTCACCGCAGCCGCGCATGGCAAGATTGAGATTTGCGCCTGTGATATTTTTGCTCTCAAAGTAAGCCCGAACAGCCTTTTCCTTTGCCGCCTTGCTTTCCTTTGCTGTAATGCCGGATTTATAAGCCTCGAAGTCCGAGTGTTCCTTTTCGTACTTCTCCTTATATCCGCCATCGCCCGCCGCCTTGAGGTCGTCCAACTGCTTTTGAACGTCGGGCAGTTTCTCCGCATCAGACTTGTACTTGCTGACATCAGCCTTCAAGCCGTCTACGGTATCGGTATGTGCTTCAATGATGGTGTCCACCTGTTCGTCGGTGAGTCCCATGCCTTTCAGTAATTTTCTGGTCAGTGCCATTTTTATCTTCCTTTCCTTTGTCCGCAGTTCGTCGCGGCGATAGATTGTATAAAAACCGCAGTGCCTCGCGGGTTTTACCTGTAAATTATTTGTAGAAAACTTTTGTTCTTTCTGGTTGCTCCGGCAATCCTGCCGCCTTACTGAATTTGCTATATTTTGCGCTCAGCCGCCGAAGCTTTATGTTTGCGGCGGTCGCGTCTTCGGGAAGCCCAGCTTCTTTGTATGCGTTTCTAAGCTTCTTCTGCGCGCGGATTTGCCGTTCTATTCGGCGTTGCATCTGCGTCGCTTCATAGGCTGTGTAAGTCTTTCCGTCAAACGTGCAGCCAAGACCATCGTCGATATGCTCAAGCTGTTCGTCTGTGTAAGTTCGCTCCGAAACTCCCGGAATAAACGGGTATTTGTGATGCCTACAGTTTGCACCCGTCAGACCGTCAACATATCCGTAACCGGTCGTTTCCACAAGGTCATCGTAAAGCCCCAGCGGGTCAGGCTCGCCGCTTTCGCTCTGGTAATAGACTTTCCCTTGCCAGTCCTTGTGGCTTGACCACGGCGAAGCACCCGGCTTGTCACGCGCCCCAGAGTGCGCAGACACTTCAAAGTATCTCGTATCAAGGTACTCTGCGCTTTGGTTCGTGTACTGGTCGCAGATCTGATTCACGCCGGTCATGACAGCTCTCCGAACAGCAACATCGATGTTGTCAGCGTGTCCGCTTTCGTAGTTCACGACTTTCAGGCCACCTGCAAGCTGCTGCACCGCAGACTTGATCGCTTGGTTGTAGCTGATCGCCCCGCTCTGAATCTGCATAACAGCAGAATCCAACGACCACTGATACGCACGCGCGGGCGGGAGCATCGTCCTGCCTTTGCCCACCAAGAATCCCATAGACTGCGTGATGTTGTGAAATTCATCAAGCGTCTGCGTTCTGATCGCTTCGATAGTCGCAGCGTTCACCAGACTATCAGGCTGTGTCAGCCCTGCCATGTCGATAACCGATGTGTAATACTTCTGGTTTCTGGCAATAACATCGTCGAAAAGCTCCTTGAGCTTCTTCTCACCGATTCCGGAGGTCTTGCGGATTGCTTTTTCAATCTCTTTCGTGTCGATACCATGCGAGCGAAGCGCCCGGATTGCTTGAACAGTCACTTCGTTCAGCTGATCTTTCAGTGCAAGCCTACTGCATATCTCATCGAGGAGCGTATCTTCCAGCCCCCGGAATAGTTCGGCAAGTTCTTCTGGGAGTGCGTCGAGCAAGGCAGGCGTAAATGGGTAATGGCTCATGTTCCGTTTGATTCTTTATCGTCAGCATCGTCAGCTGTTGTTCCGAATACTCTCCATTCTGGCGCAGCGGCGTCACCGGCGTTTACCCAGAATGTCGTTCCCGCAGGAACTTTTTCATCTCCCATTACTCTACCTCCTGTTGCCGTTCAGTCAACATGTCCTGCGCCTTCGGCAGCGCCGCCTTTGCGGTCGCCTCGTCCTCGTTCATCCACTTCATGCGAAACTCCCAGTCGTTCATGATGCCTGCACTGAGAAGCTGCATATCGCGCAAGAAGTCCGTCTGCTTGTCCTCAATGATTGAATCGTCAAAGTCTACGGAAATCTGTACTTCCTCATTCAGGCCAGCTTCCATGTACCTGTTCCCCATGCGGAGCAGCGTCCTGCAAAGCTCTGTGATTGCCTGTTCAAGCAAAATCTCATGCTTCTTGATCGTTCGGAACATGGTGCTGTTCTCGCTGATAACCTGCGTCGCTGTAGCAATACTTCCCTGATCGAACTTGTAATGATTTTCACCGAAGCCGCACTTGCTGGAAAGAATATTCAGCATATCCTGCATACCGGTGTTGAACTCCGCCGTCCGCAGCGACATATCGACCTGCTGCAAGATGTTGCCGTTGCCGCCTCTGTCCTCCGGAAGTACATAATAAACGGTCTCACGCTTATCAAACACTGGCCGGCCGTCAATGCTCTTGGTTGCCTCCGGCTGCACCACAATGCGCTTCTTGCCCAACACAAATTCGTTCACATAGCTATCATAGGTGATGTCAACGCTCTTGAGCTGGTCGATGGCATATGCGAACACCGCCACGCCAAGTGGGTTATTTTCATCGGAGTTCGCGATATTCAGTCTGTCAATGACAAACTGCGGCTTGTCGCTCCCTGTGTGTACAACAGGCGGGATTGTTTCAAAGCCCTTTACACTGGTCAGAGGGACTTCTTCGGAATCATACAAATGATTCTCGATGTCGTACTCGCCGCCGTTCAGCCTGTGAACTTGGATGTATGTGTACTCTGTATCGTCAACCTTTTTTGTGGAGGCAAACGCACACTCCCTGATGATTCCATTGTCCCATGTCAGGGGATAAATGTTCGTCGCGCTGACATAGTTGATACGGATGCGCCCAGGATCAACAATTTCGGAAGTGTCCGGATTGACGGACATTCCCTCAATGACCGGAACATACGCGATCGTTCCAATCGCTGCTTTTCGCTCCTGCGATTCGTTCGCCTTGATCTTCCAATTGTTTTCCGAGAGAATCGTGTCTACGAACTCCTGCTCCTTCTTCCCCTCGAGCGTGATGTTTACCCGCTCGTTCATCAGCAGGTTTGCCCAGTCCTCGCAGACCTTTTTCGCCATGCTTACGGAATATCTGTGGCATTCCAATTCCTCAATGCCATTCCATACCGTGTAACTGTGGAAGTCCTCGACATTCCCTTCGTACCAGTCTCCCCACACGCCGATCAGCTTGTAGAAATCAATGCCAACTGTATCGAAGCCCAGCTCCTTTAATGCTCTGCGTATGTTCACTCTTTCACCGTCCTATCATATGCCCGGCGCGTTCCAGGTCTTTGTAATAAGGCTCTATACTGTACTCAAACGCATCGAGGCTATCAATATCGGATGTCCCATCGTCAAGACGCTCGTCCTCGAACTTATCCGGGTCATAAATGGCTGATTGGAACGCATCGATCAAATGCGGGCAGTTCCGCGAAACCTTGAGCCTGCCTTGCTTCATCAGAAGCACGACAAGCCTGATCCTGTCTGTGATCTGCATTTTCAGCGCGTTCTTGACCTGGGTACCCAGCCGGAGTTTTTGCGCCGTGTGATCTAGACCTCGTATAAGCACCGTTTCCGCGCTATCCGCTCGTGTCTGGCTGTAACCATACTTTGATGTTATCAGTTGACAGAACGTAGCAAAACGCCGGTTTAACGCATCTGGGTCAATTTCTTCGTTTTTGATGTATTCTTCTTCCAACGCCACAACCCGGAAATCTTTTGTAATCCCGGTAGCTTGAAATTTCGTTGCAGACTTCGTTCCACCGAAGTCAACGCCAATGGAAATAACAGAAAATTTTGTATCGTTTTCTTCCGCCCATTTTATAGGATCATCAATCAGATACTTTTCTGTGTCGTTAGCAAAGTCCTTGTAAACAATACCCTCCGCGGCTACCCAGATCCCACGGATGTAGCGATCATAGTAAACGGTTCCTTCGTACTCGCGTTTCAGATTTTCTACAAACGCAGACGGCAAAAAGGGGTTATCGTCTATCGTGTATGTTTGGCTGAAAATGTCCGCGTCACTGTCCAAGAATCTTTTCAGCCAGTGATTCGGATACTGCGGATTGTATGTCCCATCGAAACAGGAGTATTCTTTGTCAAGGCGGCTTTTCAGCAGCGCGAATACTTCTTCCGACCAATCAGCTACTTCGTCCCCATAGCAATATTTAATCGACGCACCGCGAATCTTGGAAACTTGGGAAACCTTCTCGGCGCCGAGGCAGTAACATTTCTCTCCGAATATCCATGACGTATTGTCGCTTGAGATCGTGCCGACAAGCTCGTCCCCGTAAATGTTCCGCATCGGCTCCAGCACATTTCGCTCAATCGTGGATTTTGTTACGCCGAGAATGACGGCCAGACCATCTTTCCCGATTCGCTCACGAATCCGGATCGGTATGATCCATCGAAAATCGAGGTAAGTCTTCCCACTTCTGGTGGCTCCGCCCTTGAAGTTCCATCGATGCGTCCCGTATTTTACAAATTCACGTTGTTTCGGACTTAACAGCATCTTGGAACTCCTTCAGCATCGAGTCAAGCTTCTCCATTGTCGTCCTGTTGCGGTCGGAAGCAGCTGCGTAGCGTTTCATAAGACTGTCACCGGCTTTCAACCGGTCGGACAGCGATGCGTCCATGCCGAACTGGTCTTTGACCTCCCCGCGCATGACCGCAGTGTAAAATTTCAGAATTTCGTTGGAATCTGCGACAAGCGCAGCCTCTTGTTCGTCCGTTCTGCGCTTGATATATGCAGAAATTGCAGGTTTTCTAAGGTTTTCCGCGCCCATGCTGTGCGCTGCCTTTTCTTTATACCCTGCTTTTTTCGCCGCTTCTGTGGCATTGCCGGATTTTAAATATTCTTCGCAGAATCGTTTCTGCTTCGGCGTAAGCTTTTCATCCGCCATCGCTGTAAAGTCCGGCCAGCAGCTTCACCACATCCGCAATCTGGTACGTTTCCAGCAGAGTGACGTTCTTCGGCTTTTCATCAGGTCGATATTCGTAAACCATGTATTTCGTCACCATCCTGTCATTTTTTGCGGAATAAGTCTGCATTTGATTGATTTTTATTTTGATTCCGTTGTACAAGAGCGCTGTTTGCAGCTTGTGTGCAAGGGCGCGCAAACTCGCCATAGCCGCTCCTTTCTGCCTCATTCTTTCGTTCTCGTGTCTCCGTGTGTGAATAAATATATTTATTCACACCGGAGAACACGAGAACAGGAGGAGGAGGTTTCCGCAGGACGCTGCGGTGCCGATGAAAAAGGGCGTAGAGTTGGTCTCTACGCCCTTATAGTAAATGTTAAATTTGGCTCTGGGGCGCAGACTTTTTCATAAAAGCCCTCTTTTTTGCCCCACAAGGCGAATAAATTGCCTGTGCCACTCCTGCGCAGTACGCTCCGAGACGTAGCACGCTAGCGCGGCCCCCTGCAGCATGTGCGTCCGCTTCCAAAGAACCAAGTCTATGATCCGGAGTCGCTCCGCGCCGTCAACGAGCTGTTCCGTCTCCGCGATTGCCTCCTCAACGGCAGCGCGCTCGGCCTTCGTCATCAGCCCGCCGCCCTTATAGTTGCGGATCATCCACTTTGCATATGGCCACCAGCCGTAGCGCGGCTTACTCACGGCGCACTCCCTTCCTTTTCTTGCAGTGGCTTACATCATTATACCGGATACACCCGCATGTGGTAGAGGAATACGCACATTGTGAGTTCTCGCACCCATCAACTGCCTTTTCGTCCAGCACATCCTTTGCCCATTCCCCGCGCGCTTTGTCCAGTTCATCTTTGTACGCCGCGCACAGAAACGCAGCATTAGTTATAACATGCCACAGAGACGGCAGGCCGGATTCTTCGTCGATATGCATCGAATTATCCCACATATGCAGAACGTGGCGCAGAAGGGCGTCCAGCCACTTCTCGCGCGGCACCTTGCGCCAGTCCTCCGCGTCGGCGTATTTTGCCTTTCCAAACTCCCGCACCTGCATGATCGCCTCGATCGCCTCTACCGGCACGAGCGACGGCCTCGGCTTCCCATCGTCGTACTTTGCGCCCTTGATCTGTTCCATCAATAGTGTACCCTCCCTTCGCGTTTTGCCCGATCGTATTTCCGCGCTCTGGCGGACTTGCCGATTGTTTCCATCCCGCGCTCTATGCGCTCTACCTTGCTTTTGTTGTACTCGTCCGCAGCCTTGCGGAACGCTATGTACGCCTCGCAGGTCGTATGCTTTGCCCCGCAGCCCTTTTCGGGACAGTCGCCGCACGGAGCGGAATATGGGCTGATTCTTAAATCTCCCTGCATTCGTCTACCCTCACACAGACCCGTTTGTCTCCGACGCGCACAACATATCCGGGCATGCTGCTGACGTATTCATATTTTTCCGCGTCGTACACTTCGCCCATGCGCGGACGCATGGCGGGATAGACCGGGATGATCGCCGTGATCTGGACCCGTACCTCATCCCATGCGCGATCGCGCCGCTTGCCCGTGCAGATGGGATGCAGTTTGCGCCATGCCCCTGCACATGCCCGGCTGCAGAGATACCGGCCATCCGCGCGCGGCTTGCAGGGCCGGGTGAATATTTTCCCACAAACCGGGCATGTCGCCGTGATATTTGCCATTGCAGCTTTACCCCCCTTGCTAATCTAAAAATCTCATAAAAAAACAGTTTCATCAGTAACTTGTAAGTTGTCTGTGATCTCCACCTCCATTTCGTCCGATAGTTTCACCCGGATTTCTGCCCGTTTTGCACAAAATGGCGCAAATGACGAGTTATAGCAGTCGCATACAATGTAGTCTCCATCAAAACGGAACGTGTTTTTGTGGCAGTCCTTGTACTCTGCATTCCTGTTGCAGGTTGAAAGCTTTGCCCATCGTCCCTTCCAATCCGGAGCTTTGATTTTGTAATCAGGATACGCTTCCTGGAATGCTGCATACTTTTCCGGGAATAAACCCCGTAGCTGATGCAAAAACATCGGAACGGTTTTGTCCTGATAATCCCGAATGACGCCGCCCATTATTGCGCGCGGGATAAAATCGCAAATTCTCTTAATGTTTTCAGGCGTGAGTTTATCGGCGCTTATGTACAGTCTGTTAGTGCCAAGATGCGGGTTATCGCAACGGATTTCCCCGCCAAATTCCTCCAACCATGTATAAGGAACGGTGAGGAAAGCGTCTTCTCCTATGCGTGTAATCAAATTGGTTGATGGATATCGTAATTTCCCGTAAGCGGGATTTGTTCGGGCTTCTTTCTGAACCCGTAAAAACTTCTTTGACTGTTTTGTTCCACCATCCACAATTGTGATCTCACCGTTTGGGCATCTGACGCCAAATAGTGTTGTTACGCAAAAACACTTTCCATTTTTATAGGCAGAGCATTCCTCGGCGCGGTTGCAGCGGATGTACTCTGCTCTTAACCTACAATCCCTGCTACCGTCTCCGTATAAATGCGCGCAAATGCAGTTATCATTCATAACTGTATCCCCCTTATGTACTTGTCAAAATACGTCACAGCTACCGCCATAGCCGCCCACATGTCCGCCGAAAACCCATAAAAGAAACCGGGATCCTTTTTCGTCCCCTTTCCGAAGTTCGGCTGGCCGGGCGCGTAGCGGTCGACGAGGGCCTGCCGGATGTTTGCATCTTTGGCCGATAGTGAGCCGCACAGATCAAGCTTTTCTTCCCGGCGGAAGATCCGCGTCGGCTCATAGCCTGTTTCCCACAGCACGATTTGCCAGAACCGGCCGATCCAGACACAGGTGTCGAACACTTCCTGCCCGACTGTCATGCCCATACCGGCTATCATTTCGATTACAACTTGCTGACAGTTCCACCGAAGTTTCTGCTCCAGCAGCTGCAGCATTTTGCGGTTCTCGATCTTCCCGGCATCCAGCACGCGGCGGATCTCTTCGCCGTCATGCTCTACGATTACATAGCCGGATTGAATATTGCCGGGGTCAATCGCAAGAATTGTTCCCATATGGTACCCTCCATGTCAGAACGTTTTCGTATTTACACGGGTACATTTCCCTGCAAACGAGCGTTTGCACACACGGAGGGGCCAAAAGGTCGACAAACTCCGGGCATTGCTCAATCACTAGCTCGCGGATCTTTTTGGCGACTTTGCGTGTCTCCTTCGCCGCCAGATGGCACAACCGCTTTTCCATGATCGTCATCAGCTCTTCCGCGTTCATGTACCAAATCATGTCCACGGGCGCGTCCTGCCGTGCTGCGTTCCGGTCGTATTCGTCCTGCCGGTCATTCCGCTGGCTGCGGATAAACGGCTGTGCATGGACGTGGCGGGCTAAGTGGGTGCTTACCCAGTACGGCACGCCCTCGAGATAAAACGCAAACTGCAGCGTCCGGATGGGGCTATGCTTTGCCCGGAGAATGGCGTGTTTCCACGCCATGTCCGGGGCTGTCTTCATCTCTTTTCCAATGGTAACTAAAGCGCACTGCTTGGCCAGCGCCCAGTCCTCATCGGTGGGGTACTTCAAAAGTTTGACGATCATGTCTGCCTCCTATCCATGTCTTCGTAATCTTTGCATTCCTCACCGGAAAAGCACATGTGCTCCAGGTCTTTCTCGGAGAACCGTTCCGCCTTGTGCTTCAAGCACCGATACGGGTAAACGTAGTTCTTCCTGTATTCCAGATTCCTGCAGGTCAAACAGCAATCTTGCATCAGTTTTCCTCCTTTCGCGCTACCGCGTGCAAACCGCAGCCCGCTCATTTGGTCACACCCCCCGTATTTGTCTGATATTCTCCGTAGCTGCAAAAATCCTGCCCGTTTGTATCAATATCGTGCTCGAAACAGTGTCCGTTCGGGCCGTCGACAATGCCAACGTTTCTTTTCCAGGCGGCGCAGTCCTTGCACCGCACCACCTCCGCAACGTCGGCGGCGGGAAGTTCACGAATAGCCCGCAGCTGCCGCTCCGTAGTGTTAAAAAGGTCCGAGTCCTGCAGCGCTGTCAGCGCCGCCTCGCGGCTGATATAATCGTCCATCATTTATCCCTCCGAAATTTCCGCCCGCACATAATGCTGTGTTCGCCTAACCCCAGTCGATCAAATTTGGCGAACAACGCTTCCTTGTCAATGTATTCAGCCATTGTCCGCCCTCCTAAATCAGTAGAATGTGCTCTAGGCCCTTCTCAAGGTCACAGTTCTCGCGAAATCGTTCCACATCGTCCACCGTGTAAACGTTCGTCAAATCCTCACGCGCTTTTGCGATGCGATCACTTATGGTTTGAATCTCGGCATCCACTTCTGCAAGAATCGCAAACAGTTCAGCCTTTTTCTTTTCAATATCCATCCTTCATCCCCTCCAATGCTTTCTCCGCCGCTTCGCGGCTGATATAATCAGTCATAATCCATATACTCCCTTCTGATTCTGTTTTGCAACTCTGGCGGAAGGGCGTAAAGCGGTGTGCATCTACTCAGGATTTCTGTTTTCAAAAGCCGCTCCGTTTGTCGCTTGGTCAGCCGCCGCTCCCGCTTCTTCGGCGGCAGCTCACCATTCTTGGCCGCAATGGCTGTAGGATTATGTTTGTGCTGGCCCATCCGCCGCCCTCCTGTTCCAAGCCTCTCTAGCTTCCGTGTACGGATCTTCTACAAACGTTGCCCGGAACTTAAATCCGGTTCTGCATTTTGTGCAGATCAGGCCAAGCGTGATAATCTTCTTCCCATAATTGCACTGCACGGAATTTGGCCCATCGATTTCACCGCCACAGAACGGGCACGGTTTCAGTTCAACCATCCTTCTTGCCCTCCATCTCCTGCATCGCCCGCTCCGCTTCCTCGCGGGTGCGGAATACACTGACCAGCTTACTCAACTTTCCAATTCGGCCTATAAGGTCAGCGGCTTGGCCGAACGTCTTGACCTGCGTTGCCTGTATCACGGGTTCTCGTCCGTCTACCGTGAACACTCGGTACACCGTGTCACCGACCTTGCACGGCAGCACGACCACGCGCCCGTCCTTGTCGGCCTCGGCAAGCTCGCGGAGGCGGGTATAACTGCAAATGCTCTCCAAATCAGCAAGACGCATGAGCTTCAGCGCGATCTCGTCTGCCTTATCTTTCGGCAGGACTTTCTCCGGCTCACACCCCTTATCCTCGTAGGCTTTCAGCCGTCCGTACAGATCGCGGGCCATCTTGCGGAAAATATCCTTGCCAAAGCCGTTGCTCGTTGGGCCGTTGATCAGCACGTTGAGCGTGCTGTCCCGGCTCTGCTTCCAGTCGATTTCCTTGCCGCCGATCGCGGCGTGCAGAAATCGGTCGGTGCCCGGGTCTACGTTGATATTAGGTCTTGTCAGTCGTTCCATGTCTCTTCCTCCACATACCGCCAGCTCTGCGGCGGGCGGGTGATTGGCTTGGGTTTTACCTTGAGCGCTACCTCTACCTCATTTGGCACAGCGTAAAATTCCCGCAGTTCGCGCGGGGTGTCGTAAATCCTGAGGTTGGAGATGTGCCAGCCGTACAATCCATTTGCGCCATTTGCGTATTTTCGCATTTCCGCAGCAGACAAGCACGTGTGTAAAACATCATCCTCGTCCAGCCAAAATCTGCTGTTTGAAAAAAGGTTCGTTACCCTGTTGCAGGTAAACTCCCCGATAACCTTGCCATTCCCCCGATATGCTCCTCCGCATTTAGCAGCCTTGAAAACATCCGCTATTTTATCAGGATGGAGAGACCGTTCCCCTTCCTTCAAAATCCAAAGCATATCAGCGCTCTGCGTGCAGTAGATGTAGCACTTAAACGGCGGAATGAGTTTCGGTTTCGTCTTGCGCACCTCGATCGTTTTCTCTCCGCTTATGATCTTCTCGCACCACTTCGGGCGGACGCTGATTAGAACAGCTATCATGCCTTTTCTCCTTCCTCCGGCGTTTCCAGCAATCCGCGCCATTCCCAGCGGCTGGAATCGCAGCACCCGGCGCATGGGCATCCTTCCTGCACGCAGTTCATGCAGTCAAAGACAATCGCATCGTCCGCACCGTCATATTCGCAAAAATCGTTATGCTTGCAGTCCAGGCAATCATGCCGCTCTTTTATCTGCTCGATTAGAGCGTCCCTCTCGGCTTCTGCCTTCGCGTTCTCGGCGGTCAGGCGCTCGATGGCTTCAGCGGCTTTGGCCAATAAATTCTCTTGGCAGCGCTGCTTATCCTCATGCATGGCGCAGCCTTTGCACTCGCCCTCTGCACAGCACCGCAGCGCCTGCGCGATTTTGTCTGTCATATATCCTCCATTCCTTCAAGAACCATCTGTCCCGGCAAAACGCCATCCTCCATCCACCAGTGCATCACATCCTCACCTGTTTGCCAGTCGCAAGGCAAGCCTCGCTTGCGACGTTCTCCAAGCATCCTGTCAAACGCCCGGACATACGCCGCTTTGATCTTTGGGTAACGCGCGAACTGCACCTTCCGGTGCTTGCCTGCCATCGGGCAGCCGATACAACCCACGCGTTCAAAACCGCAGGCGTAAAGCGGATTCATCGAGATCTTTTCTTCCGTGCAGTAATCCCAGATGTCAGCATCCTGCCAGTCAATGATCGGGTTGACTGTCCGGGTCCCCTTTAGCTGGCAGTTTTCCATCATCATTCGGCTTTCGTCGTTGTCATTCATCAGCGTCAGCCGCTTTTCCTTATTCTTATGAAGCGCTTCCATAACGCCGCGGGATTTGCGCTTTTGCGATTCGGCCCACCGGACGCCGGTCGCGATCCACCTCCCGCGGCCGCTGGTCTCCTTGAGTTCTGCACAGCAGTATCGCACGAGACGTGTCGGCGGCATGAGCTTTCTCGGAATCAGATTCCACATCGTCACGTTTCCGCCGTCCGGCGTCCGGTGCGTATCGATGTCGCATTTTACGCCGGTCAGTTCCAACCGCCGGAAGGTATCCCGCACGTGCCAGACGGTCTCCGGCGCGTCCGCCGTTGTGAGACTATGTAGGGCCTCAAACGGGATCCCGCTTGCCTCCGCCAGATGCAGCAGCACGTCCGAGTCCTTCCCCCCGGAATACGTGACCACCAGCGGCTGCTTGTACAGGCGCAGGCTCATATCCGAAGTCATCCGCAGCCGCTCAATCGCGGTTTGTTCTAAGTCCATTGCCGTCCTCCCTCCCCGGTGTCAGCTTGGCCAGCATGATCTGGCCCAGATCCGCCACGCAGATATCCACGATATGCTCGCATAGCGCTTTCGGAATCACTGATCGCTCCTTGCTCCCCTTCAGCCCCTGCGTACCGGTCTTTGCTCCGCGCGGCGCGGCGATATGGCACGGGTCGCCGTTGTGGCACATCGGCCTAAATTTGGGATCTGGATGGTTTGTCCATATATCTGTCGGCTTCATTCTGGTGTCGCCATACTGGCAATATGTAACAGTGTAGCGAGGCAGATCCTGCATCCACGTCATTTTCCGCATCCCGCCACGGGGATTTTCTATAAAATAAAATTTCGGGTTTAGCTCTTTGATGAGTGCCAGGACATGCTGGTCCACCTTGTCGCAGAACTTTGCGTACTCGCTCACCGCGTCCAAATTCCCCGTTTCCGGATTTTTGCGTCGATGGTGTGAGATTGCAGCGATGGAGAATGTCGTGCAATCCGGGCTTGCCCATATCACATCCGGATGTCCGAATTTATCCAAGATGTCTTTCGCCGTTACCGTCAGGATGTCGGCGTATAGGTCGATGTTTTCAAAGTCTTTGTCCCACTCCACTGAGTACACTTCGTGCCCTCGTGCCTCAAATGCTTTCCCGATGCTTCGCGTCCCTGCAAACAATTCGAGTACTTTCATCTTGCCTCCTCCCTCCCCGGCGTCAGCTTCGCCAGCATGATCTGGCCCAGATCCGCCACGTACACCAGCCGCCCGCGGCTGTACACCATCAGCTTGTCACCCTGGATCTCCATCCGGTCGGCCTCGATGTTCGTTAGATCGTTGCAGCAATCGCAAACAAATCTCACAATTCGTCCTCCTCGTTCAGCATTTTCCCAATTGCGGCTAGCTGGTATGCGTCTAACTCATCCCCGTGGCACTGTACGCCATGTTGCATCCGAGCAGCGCCCTTCGATATAGGCCCCATCGCCCTGTTCACGGCCGCCCCACCCTTGTCCTGCTCCTTCGCCAGCCAGCGGACAATAAACGCATTGATCCCGCGCTTTGTTTTCCGTTTGGCCGGATTTGCGTCCAACCAGCCCCTCATGTTTCGCAGCTGCTGTATCACGTCGACAGCAGGGTACAAGCCCGCCCATTCCTGGCATTGCTCCACGGAAACGGAATATCCCGTTCCATCATTCAGCGGCAGAGAGATTGCTGGCGGCGTGGATGCCGCTTGCGGCTCCGCGCTATCTTCCGCATCTCGAATAGCGAATTCGATTCTCGATTCTCGATTCTCGAATACGGGAACATCTGCACGCATTTGCTTGCAAATGATTTCATCCGCTTGTTTCCCTTCATCAGGCGACGGGAATTTGCTTACCTTCGCACGCTGCGTCTGATACTTGCCCCATGTTGGTAGGTAAAGGAAGCGCTTGCCCTCAAACACATACAGAGCAATCAATCCAGCACTCGCCAGCCCATGAAGAGCATTTTCTACAGTTTTGAGCGTGAGGTTTTCTTTCAGCGGGAAGAGGCGGTTTTTCACTACCGCCGCTCTCCCGTCAAAGCGTCCGAAATCATCACAGTTTACAATGAGCCGATAAAACAGAACTTCTTCAAACCACGAGAGTTTGTCGACGCTATCGCTTGTGCAGATGCTTTCCCGAATAATTCTGTTCGGCATATTTCAGCCCTCAGAACGGCAGCTCGTCATCGCCTTCGTCAAGCTGTTTGAACTCCTCTGCGCTGGCCGGTGCGGGCGTTACAAAGGAGTCTGCCTTGCTGGGCTTGAGATACCGGATACAGTCGCGCGTTACACCGTCATTGCCCTCAAACGGCTCCATGTGCAAAATGCAGTTGCGGCCTACCAGATCGTCAAGTTCAAAATCGGTGCCCGGCTCAATGCCAAGCGCGTTTGCATATTTGCCGATCTTGTCGGCGTCGTACTCCCCAGTGTCGCGGTCGGGCCAGAAGTTCTTGAAGATGTGCTTCTTCTGGTATTCCTGCTCGACGTCCTCACGGACAACGAAATCGAACTTGATGCATTCGTTTCCGTTCTTCGTTACGCCGTAGCCGCACGATTTCAAATAGCACTCATAATCGCCAGCCTTCATCAGACCGCCATCATTCTTTACTGCTTTAAATCCCATCTATCTTGTCCATCCTTTCAGTGTTCATTTCCCAATGTGTAAAATAATCGTTGATATAACCGTTTGCCAAAAGCCAGTTGATAAAGCATGAAATCGTATCTTCGATAGGCTCGAAATCGCCGCGCCGGTACGTTTCCGCGTAAGTGTTCGCGCCGTCGAAGATCAGGTATGTAAATTTTGACGCGCCGGGCAGCAGATGCAGATACATCGGATGCTGCGGGCTGTGCAGGTACTTGCCGTATTCGTACCGCTGTACACGCTTGATATCGTAGATCACACCAGCCTTTACATAGTCGCATACGCCGTATAGCTGAAAATCCAAGCCCGCCATACGAAGCCGCCCGGCAACCGGCACTTGCGGTTGACCTCCTGTACAGATACGGGAAAACTTTGCTACAGCCCGGTCGTATTTCTCGCTGACAGGCTCAATTGGTATGCCCGCAACCGTGCTGTTGATCGCCGCCTCGAAGTCAATGCCAGCCTGCATCGCCTGCGTTGTCTCCTTCTCTTCACGCCGAAGCGTAGAGAGGAAGGAGGACAGCGCCGCGTCTGCATACGCATCATCCGCATCAAGAAAGTGCTTCCAGCTGCTCAGCAGGCTTTGTGTCAGCCAATACATAGGCTTTTATCTCCTTATCGTATTTCAGACCGAGTTTCTTGCACTTGCGCTTGAACTCTGTTCCAAGCTCGGCGGCGCTAGTCAGAGCGTGATGGATCTTTGCCAGCCCTTCCCGCGCCTTTAACGCCGTGTCGGGATCTCCGACAAGCGCAATGAACGCGCGGCCTTCCTGCATCGCCACGTCATATGCGGTTTTCTCGCCGCTATAGATCTCGGCCTGTGCGTTGATGTCCTCTTGCGCTTTGCGGAACAAATCCGTCAAAAATGTGGACTTCTGGCCGGGCTTGAGCTCCGGCAGCTGCATCACGCCGCGCACACCGAAGCAGCCTTTTGCAAAGTATTCGTCTGTCGGTGTAAAGCCGATCATGCGCTTGTTTCCCATCATGAACATATAGCCGCCAAAGTCCGCAGGCGTCCAAACGATATCCTTTGCGCCGCCCTCGCAGGACAGGCGTGTCTGGATGGTGTCGCCCTTCTGCTGTTCCGTCGTGTGGAACACCACGATCAAATGCTTCCGGTCTTTTGCGCGGATCTGATAACACAGCCGGTCGAACTCGGATTTGATCACGCCGTACATCGCGCGGCCATCCTTTGCGGCCTTGCTGTCCTGCTTCTTCGCCCAATCCTTCATCAGCTGCACCAGCATGCCGCCGGTATCGATTACAACGGATTCAGCCGCCTTGTATTCGTCGGAATCCATATCGCCAAGCATTTCCTCGTAGGATTCCACAACGGAGGTCACGCCGCGCTGCTCCGGCCTGACACGGGCAATGCCGTTATCTGTGTCAAACAAAAACGGTTTCGGGGCCGAAAGGGCCAGCGTCGTCTTTCCTAATCCGGGCTGTCCGGAAATGATGCACATGAATTTCTTGTTGCTGAAATCCAGTTCAGCGGGTTTCTTGATTGCCATTTTATCCTTCCTCCTGTTTCATCTTTCCCACCAGCCACAGCGGCGGGAATAAATAACGATCTTCGTCCTCCGGCTCGTCCGGCTCGTACTCCGGCTCCGGAATGCTCAAGTACAGATTTTCGCCATCATACGCCATTCCGGCTCACCTCCTGGCGGATCAGCGCTTCACAGAAGCTCTGAACCGTAGAATAGCCTAGCTTTTTCAGAAGCCTGTCCAGCTGCTTCGCCTGCGCGTCCGTCAGCCGGAAATAATACCGGTTCGTCTTCTTCCTGCGCTCAACGCGGTTCTTCGGCGCGTCCAGCGCCTTGATGGAGGCCGCAGCCTCCGGCACGAGCTGAACGCCGTATTTCTCCGGCGCTTCGCACTGCGAAAGCAGGCATTTGTTGAACTTCGGGTAGTCGGCCCGAACCGCCTCGACACAGGCTTTCGCGCCGTGCCGGACGCGGGAATCCGTTAAACTTGACATAGGTTCCTTTCTGGCTTATAATAGAAGCCGACATAATGTCCTTTCATTTCGGCCTCTGTCGCGTTGCAGCGCGGCAGGGGTCATTTCTTTTTGCCCGTGCGCTCCCGGATAAGCCTGCAGGTCGCGTCCCACTGCGCAAACATGATCTCGGCGTAAATGCCGCAGGTGTAGCAGTCGTCTTCCGGGCGGCATCCGCGCTTCTGGCCCAGTATCTCGCAGACCTCGCAAGGCGTCATCAGCAGCGCCTTTTCTTTGATGTCCATCACAGCAGCCCGAACAGCGTTGTCCCCAGCGCGATCGCGCCGGTCACGACTGCTTCATTTGTCATGTCCGCCCCGCAGGCCAGCACGGACAGCATCAGCGCCGCACCGCCGATCCACAGGCACATACTCTTGATCACGCGCAGCATTGTCTTGCGGTACTGCAGCTCGTCCCACAGCCGTTCCTGACGCTCTTCAGTGGTTTCCTCTCTCATAGCTCTCCTCCAACAAATTTAATGAATGGTTCTCTCGGGATCTTCACTCTGTGCTTGCTTGTGCAGCAGACCGGGAAGCCCAGCTTTTCAGGCCGCTCCCGCGCCATTAGGCGGATCCACTGCGGATCGCAGCCGAGCACCTGTGCCGCTTCGCTTGCGAGGATCGTAGGCTTTGACATTGCCCGGATATCGTCCAGCGTCATTTTTCCTCCCTTCTGCGTTCGATCACGGCCTTAACCGCGTCTTCCAAGCGCTTCCTCGCGCCCGGCGGATTTCTTTTCCCGTTCAAGATCATGGACAGATAGCCTTTTGTAAGTCCAAGCTCTGCGGCAAGATCGTCGTATGAAACACGCGCATTGTGCATTTTCCCGATCAGTACGCCTGTCCATTTTTCAGGCATATACACACCTCCATTCTGTTAAAATTGTTGACTGCAACGCCCCGGACGTGCTATACTGCCATTAGCCCTTTTAGGTAAATTCAGGAGGTGGTTGCCACGACCAAACTTTTGAACTTGCCAGTTCCAGACCAAAGAAACGGCGTAATGCGTTAGGGCAAGGGGCAGCGCCAGAACTGCCAAAGTGAGCGGCGCGTCATAGAAGCGCAAGTTCGTTTTGTGTCAGGGTGGCATTGCCGAGCCGATGGAAGGAACTCCATCAATTCGGACGGATGCAAGGTAACGCATACGGCCATCCTGTGCAGCGCGTTCTGGTAAGCAACTCTGGGGGAAACCGCTCGTGAACGAACCACGGGCGGCTTTTCTTTTCGCCGCAGTCAACTTTTGAAATTCAAGGTTGCAAACGTTAACACATTGTGTTATTATGGATTTGCGAGATACATAACAACTTTTTGACACGAGCGGTTTCGCTGGGGTCTGGTTTTGTGTTACCATATGCAACTTGTAGTGTCATTATAGCGTTAACAAACGTAACTGTCAAGGCGTTGTGATAACAAAAGAAACCTTTCTATGTATTGCACAAAATAGGGAGGGATTTACTGTGACTTTTTACGAAAACTATGTACAGCTGTGCAACCAGATCAATAAATCGCCGTCCGCTGTGGCTATCGAGTTGAAGATTGGGAAACCATCCGTTACTAGATGGAAGTCCGGTGTCAAGCCGAGATATGCAACGGCGATGAAAGTAGCAAACTACTTCGGCGTAACAGTAGAAGAACTGATGGGCAAAGGCATAAAAAAAGAGCGCCCCGCCGAGGGCGGGACGCTGAGTGGAGAAGATAAAGAAGCCGCAGAACTCCGTGAGATCTGGAATTCTGCGGATGAAAATGAGCGCCGTGATTTGCTCGAAATGGCGCGTATGCTAAAGAACCGGAGAAAGCAGAATGGATGATGCAAGCAACCTTCCGTTTTCGGAAATCGAATTAAACAAAGATGAAAGAAAAATGCTTAAAGCGTTGGCAGATAGCAGAATATTTGCGACGGATGATATTTTCCAGACCGCAAATAGGCTGAAACATTTTGGACTTGCAAATCTGCACCCAATCCCCAGCAAAGATGGTGTCCCTGTGTTATCGTTTGGCGCGTCCTGCGCAATTGGAATAGAAGAACGCGGGAAGGACTACTTGGCGTATATTGATCAGCGCAAGAAGTCCGCAAGGACTAGGCGCATCCACGACCTAGTGATTGCAATAATCTCATTCCTGCTCGGGCTGCTTACGTCTGAACATTTCTGGAATTTCCTGAACAAATGTCTGTCAGGATCCGAGGGCTAAAGTCGCTGCAAACTGCTTTAAGCTTTTTTTTGCAAACAAGCACGATGTCGCCGCCGGGGCTGGTCGCGCCGATCGCGTGTTCGCACATCCGGCACGCTTCTCCGCACTCATCTTTTGTAGAAATTTCAGTTCTGATTCTGCTCAGCTGCAACATAATGTTATCGTACTTTTCTCTGCTCAGAAACATTGTTTCGCTCCTTCCACATTTTAATAAGCTGCCGCCTCTCGTCGACTGTAAGATCTAATAAGTACCGAAAATCGCTATCTGTTAGCGTTATTTCTTCACTTTTATTGTAGCACATTTCCTGCAAATTATCTACCATTTTAGACTCCTATCTCCAAGCTTCCAAATTTCAACGTCTATTTTTGTGCATGTTCGGCATTGCGGCTGTTTCGTTTTGGTGATACCATACAAGTATTACCAAAATATATGGAGGGCGATGTTGTATGCAGAAGCAGATCTATCACGTAACCTGCCCGCGGTGCGGGGAAGAGTTTGACGAAAGAGAGAAATTCTGCCCGTACTGTCAGACTCTGAACAGAAAAATCGTATGCAAGACGTGCGGTGCGCAGATCAACGCGAAGGTAAAGCGTTGCCCGGCTTGCGGAGCGAAAAACAAAAAGAAGTTGTCCCCGCTCGGAAAAGTGCTTGTCGCGATTCTGTGCGCTCTGTGTGTTGTCAGCTTATCAAGCATGATTTCGGTATCTCCATCTTCGTCGCAAAACTATGACCCAAAAAACGAACTCGAAAAGCAAACGGAGAACACAGGCACCGAGTATGTACTTGCAAGCGAAGAAGACAAGCCGAAAGAGCTATCTCGCGAAGAATACATCGCGCAATGTGAGGATCTTTCTTATTCCGCGATTTCAAGAGATCCGGACGATTACAAGGGGAGAAAAGTTGTAATAAGCGGAACCGTCATTGAAGTTCAAGAGGGATTCCTGAACTCCGTCACGCTTCGCGTGCAAACACCTTTTGGGATCTGGTATGTAACATACTCAAGGCCAGAAGGAGAAAGCCGCATTTTGGAGAACGATCAGATCACGTGCTACGGTGAATGCAAGGGCGTGCAAACTTATATTGCTGTGCTTGGCAACCAGGTCACAATACCGTCTATGCGCATGGAGTACTATGACTAGTGCAGGATCCGCGGCTCCCGCCGTTTGTCATGCTCCTCACCCACATCTGAGACGCAGGAAAATAGCATAGGCAGCCCCTTGATATAATCAAGGCTGAGACTATGCACATCCCGAAACAGCGCGCCGTCGACGATGATGTTTACTTTCCCGTTTTCAAAGCGAATATTGATGCTCTGCATTTTGTGTACCTCCATATTTTAGAACGTCTGTTCAAGAATTTCAATTTGGAATCTTCCACAAAGAACACCTTGTATTTTCTTCGTCCGGTAACCCTCGTAAGCGGCAATTATGGGACAGACTATTTTGTATAATGGAATGTTTAAGATCGCCCCACCGTCGCTCCACCGGCGGTGGGGCTTTCTCACGCGCCTGTAACCAGCATAGCAAAGTGGGTAGAAATGTCCACCCTCAAATTGGTAAAACCATACCCATAGCAGAAGAATCAGCGAAATATATGTGAAAATGGAGGTATATCATGTCGGCGATTCAGGAACTCGCCCCATATCTTTCTGCATATCAGAGGAACATAAAGCGGGCGAAGGAAGATCAGCATTACACCATCGACAGGCTTGTCGAAGAATCCGGCGTTTCCAGATCGGCTGTGACGAAGCTCTGCGCAGGAACACAGCAAGACCCGAAACTGTACAATTCTGCCGCGCTATGCCGCGTTCTCGGGCTGTCGCTGGATGAGCTGTGCGGGCTTGTCAAACCCGCAGAAATCCCGGAAGAACTGACCAAGCAGATTCATCATGTCGAGATCAAAAACGCCAAGCTGGAGGCAACAACAGCCGCGCAGAGCGCACAGATAAGGTCTACACATACAATGTGTTACGTTCTCGCCCTGTTTTGTATGCTGCTCTCTTTTTCTCTGATTGCCTGCCTTGCGACGGATGCACAGATTCGGAGCGTAGGTCTCATTCGCGACGGAGATTTGTCCGTAGCTGCATGGGGTTGCATTGCCCTGATTGTAGGTTCAGCGCTGGCTTCGGCAATTACTTTCTATGCAATCCGAAAAGAACGTGGGGGGAAACATGGAGTGCATCAAGTGTAAAAAAGAAATCCCCGACGGCGCGCCCTACTGTTGCTGGTGCGGAAAAAAACAGCAAACAAAAAGGGCCACAAAGCGCGGGAACGGCACGGGCTCGGTATACCGGCGCAACGATAAATGGGTAGCGGAAATAACAAAGGGATACCGAGAAGAAAACGGATCTGTAAAGCGCGTTGTCGCTCGGAAATGCGGATTCCGCACAAAAAAAGAAGCGCTTGACTACCTGCCGATGTTGGCCGGGCAGAAGAAGCGTGAAAAAGCAATTACATGGCGTGAACTCTACGAAATGTGGCTCCCCACTCACAGAGCCGGGAAATCCACAATTGATTGCTACAAATCAGCCGAAAAATACTTTTATCAAGTTGAGTTCTGGAAACTGGAAGATATAGAAATAGATGATTTGCAGGAATGCATGGACGAATGCCCGAGAGGAAGAAGAACAAAAGAAAACATGAAAGCGTTAGCAGGGCTTATGTACAAGTACGCAGTTCCGCGCGGCTACGCAGAACTGAATTTAGGGCAATATCTGATTGTCAGCGGAGAGTTCGGAGCGGCGAGGGAAAGCTTTACGCAAGAACAGATTGAAAGAATACGAGACGCTGTCGGCGTAATTCCGTTCGCGGATTATATTTATGCAATGTGCTATCTCGGCTTCAGACCGTCAGAACTGCTGGCCCTGAGCGTTGACAGCTACGATGCGAATAAAAAAACGCTGACCGGTGGTGCGAAAACGGAGGCTGGAAAAAATCGTGTCGTTCCCATCAGCCCGAAGATCCAGCCCATTATTGATCGTCTTTACGCAGGAAAAGCGTCCAGCGCGTTGTTCTGCGATGAAAAAGGTAACCAATTTTCCTATGATAGATTCCGGGACGCTGTTTTTTACCCCACACTAGAAGCCGTCGGCATTGAAAACCCAATGGTAAACGGAATCCACAAATATTCGCCGCATACATGCAGGCACACATTCGCGACATTGATGAAAAAAGTTGTTGCGCCCGACAAGGATAAAATGAAATTGATCGGCCACGCAAGCCCTGAGATGCTCCGGTACTACCAAGACGTGAATCTGGAAGACTTGAAGAAAATCATAAACGCGATCTAGGATAAAAAGTGGAGTGTAACCGGGAGTGTAACCCAGCGTGATTTCTCGAAATCTGGCGTGATTTTTCCTTTACGGAGAAGAAAAGAAAAAACCCTGAAACCTTTGCAGTTTCAGGGCTTTTCCCGTTTTACATTGGTCCGAGTGACTGGATTCGAACCAGCGGCCTCTTGAACCCCATTCAATAAAAAACGCAGTAATTTCAACGGTTTTTCTTGCTTTTGAGTGTAATAAGAGTGTAACCGGTTTTATCTTGTATCGGATATCTTCCGCATAACGGAATCATACACGCTTCGCTTGACAAGCAATACTGTATCCATCAACTCGTCCATGATTGGCCAGACGCGTGCAGGATCCTTTCCGGCTACGGTGCGCAGGAAATCGCTATCACCGTACTCACTTATTGTTTCTGGCTGCTCGGAAACAGGGGCTGGTGCAGGATCGCCGGAATAAGCAAAAGCGGCTATGTTTTGCGCGCCCTGTTCTTCCTCCTGCATCTGCTTGCGGATCGTGTACAGATTCGCGAGTTTGGCATAGTTTGGATAGCTGGATTCCTCATATTCCAGCCGCGCTATCTCCTTGCGGATCTCGGCTTTATCCAGCATATCGCGCCTCCTTATGCCCGCTCGATCTGCTCCATGCAGCGCCGGATCGCGTCACGGGTTTTATCGTCATCCGCGTCGCGCATCATATCGTCCAGCTGCGCGCGCATATGCTCGCGGGCATCAGCGCGGGTATAGCGGCCCATTGCGTCACGGCGGCGGCCACGGTAAGAGCTGCCCCGGCCGTAAGTACCGCGCATATCCGCCTCCCACTCGCTATCGCGGGAATAGCCGCCGTCTTCAGCCATCTCGATCTTGTAGGTATTCTTGATGGAACTCGTCAGCTTCTGGATCGCGTCCAGATCTCCCACAGACATTTCGCGCTTGGCGGCGATTTCGTCAAGCTCCTTGCAGAGCATTTCACGCAGGTTTCTCAAATCGTACATATTGCATCCTCCTTTCACGATACGCGCTCGACGATCATATTGCTATTTGCGAAACTGACCGCCTGCGCGCTGGTGTTCTTCGCCGCTACAGTCAGGCAGCAGCCGCGCGGGACTTCCACGAATGTGGAAACGAAGAAGTTGAAATAGTTCTCAACAGCCGCAGGGGTTACGGTCGCTGTGGCGCTGCTCAGAGGTTCGCCGTTGATTGCGAGCGCAGCGGTAATGGCACCTACTGTTCCGCCTGTAG